CTTATATCTATCCCAACAGCATGGTTCTGATCACCCTGACCGTTGTTTCAGTGGCTAGCGGCGTAATCACCGCTGCCACGTCGTTCGCTGCTTGGTGGAACTCCGGAGGAGTCGCCATCTCGCAACCGAACTACCTGTCTACGCTTATCGCTGATGCTATGACAGTGAATGCATTTGAGGGCGACCCCTTCATGCAAACATTCAAAGCGACCCCGCTCCCCCATCGGCCGCCTCCAGTGAACCACACACATGGAGTCGCTGCTGCCGATCGGAGCGATGCTTCGAGTTTCGCGCAAACTGTCGCGACATTCACTGGGCATGTTCCTTACATGTACCAGAGTTCAGCGTCTGATCAGAGACACTGCCTCGAAGGGACCCGGCAATGGTTTTGGGCTAAGGATGTGAAGGTTGCTCCTCAAAGTGACCCCATCCGTCCTCACCACTGCCTGATCTTCATCGACGTAGATTATTACGTCGATATGCCCCAGCTTCTTGGGAAGAGAGCACATCCTGTGCTTTTGTATACCCATGTGCCGACCACAGCCGGCCACTCGGGTGAGTTCTCCTACTGCTTCAAGTCGGACAACTCTGTTGAATACCACCTCACTGGTGGTGCAACGTACAATCATCGTCTGTGGGACTACGGGGTGGACACCCTCACCGCAAGAGCAACCTTCTGCGGCATCCCGTACCATTCTGTTGCATATGCTGTTGAACGCCGGGACACTCACACTCCGCATCACCAGCTCGTTGCACTGTCACCCATGCGCGAATGGGGCCTTCTTGGCACTTGGTGGACCAGCTTTTTAGCAAGCCGTCCACTGCAGCGCCTTGCCCCTGTGTCAAATGGCTTTGTACGCCTTGACATCCAACGCCCAACTGGCATGACATCTAGCATCTCGACCGTCGGAGCCTACTCCAGTGTCGAGGTCACAGCGGCCCAGCTCGATGAACTCAGTTCGACTGCTCGCAACGGAACCAACCCCCTCACCAATGCCACTGTTCAGACGGTCACAGACGTCGAACGGGTCGCTATGCTCACGGAGTATCTTCGCGCCAAGATCCGTACGCCCAGCCCCGTCGTTTACCCTGTCGCCGATTCTGTCCAGCGCTATCAGCTCGGACCCTACGACCCTGAAGCCAAACCCACTCTCACACCTTTCTGCAACCCTATTGTCGCACTTGGAGCATTCGCTCCCGATGACTGCCCTGCTAATACACTTGCTGCCGTCACTGGTCGTGTCACAGAGCTGCGGACACCAACTCCTGCCCCTAGCATTCTCCTCATGGAACGCATGAAGGAGTTTGTCGAGATGGTGCTGCCCGTTGAGGAACTGCGTCCCTTCTCTTATGAAGAAGTTCAGGACCGACAGATCACTCCAGGACAGAAGAAAGCCTTCGAACGCGCAATGACTGAAGCCGGCGAAGGTAGGATCAGAGGGTTCATTAAGAAAGAAGCCTACGCGGATGTCAAAGACCCGCGCATCATCGCTCCCTCCGGCGCAAAGGAGAAGATCGACTACGCACGAGCAATCTATGCGTTGTCGGATGCTGTTACTAAACATCCCTGGTGCTCAATTGGTAAGAAGCCGAGTGAAATCGCAGATCGAGTCACTCATGTCTGCTCGAAAGCGACGAAAGCTGCACTCACCGACTTCGCACGCATGGATGGCCACGTGAATACTACTGCACGACTCCTTGAGGCCATGTTCCTCACTAGAGCATTCGGTGCGAATTCACGCCCAGTCATGGCTGCCTTCATGGAGCACATGTACCGACGCGCACGCATTGGCTCAGTCGCATGGCGCTGTCTCGCAGAACGCAACTCTGGAGAGATGGCCACAGCATTATTCAACACACTCATCAACGCGTTCACAGCGTACTGCGCCTTCCGGAACATGGGGTATGATGCCATCGAGGCATTCATGCAACTCGGCGCCTATCTTGGAGATGATGGCATCACTCCAGATGTTGATGAGGCAGCGTACACGGACGCCGCACAAAGCATTGGACAGAGTCTTGAACTTGAGACCATCCAGCGCGGTGAACCCGGTATTAATTACTTGGCACGGTATTACGGCCCGAATGTGTGGACTGGAGACCCAACGTCATGCTGCGATGTACTTCGCACCTTGGCTAAGTTCCATGTCACGCCGGCCGTGGCGATTACACCTGCTGAGAAGGCCGCAGAAAAGGCCCTGAGCCTGTTGTGCTCCGATGCACACACGCCCATCATCGGCGCCCTCGCCCGCGCCGTCACGAACGTTTGTGTTCCCAGCACGAACGTCATTGCACGCGCTCTTCGCTCCTTCTACCACACAGATGAAGTGACCGAACAGTACCCTAACTCCACAGGATGTTGGATGTACGATCTCATCGACAAGCAGATGCCTGGTTTTGACCTACTGCTGTTGACTGACCACATCGCCAAGTCCACGACGTCTGTTGCGCTGTTGCAATTCCCTGTGTGCTTCACAGCCAAACAAGCACCTCCCAAGACCCGCGTTTTCATTAATGGCACC